AGGTCACCGCGTCAGGCTCCGGCCTGGTCATGGCTATCCTGCACGACCTGCTGTACCAGCGGAACCCTGCGAACCTGCCGAAGGTGAGCGCCTGATGACCACGATGATCGCCAACACGTCGGTGCGTCAGGTCAACCTGGGCACCATGGTGTCGAGGGCGACCGCGACACTTCCCGCGTCGGCTCTCGGCGCGATCTTCAACATCACCGGCGGCCGGATCCTGATCCGGGCACTGATCGGTGAGGTGACGACGGTCATCCAGACGCAGGCCTGCACGGTGAAGGTCACCTCCACTCCGACCGTGGGATCGGCGGTCGACCTGTCGGCCGTGTCGGCGTCGATCTCCGCGCTGGAGGTCGGCGGGCGTCTGACGCTTCCTGCCGCTGCGGCGACCGCTCTGGTGGTCGGCAACGCTGGCGGCCTCATCGGTGACCAGGCGAAGTGGATCATCGGCGCTGGTTCGCTAGGGATCACGACATCGGCGACGAACACCGGCTCCGTGAAGTGGGACCTGATCTACGTGCCGATCGACGTCGGCGCGTCCGTGGTGGCTGCCTGATGTCTCTGATGCGATGCCGCAGCTGCTCGACGCGATTCGCCGTCGGGCTGCTGCGGTGCCCTCAGTGCCAGGCGTTCTCAGAGCTGTACGCAGTGCAGGACCACGTCGCCGAAGCCAAGGAGCGCAGCATGCCGAAGATCACAGTGGGCGGCGGGGCCTCGAACGCGGCCGACGAGCCCGACGACGCAGTGGCGGACGAAGCGTCCGCCGTCGAGGAGACGGTCGAGACCGACGCGGTCGCCGACAAGCAGCCGGCGGCAGTGACGGACGAGCCGACTGCCGAAGAGACGCCGACCACCGAGACCACTGAGGTCCAGACCGACGCGGTCCCGGACGAGAAGTCGAAGCCCGCCACGGCCAAGGCCGCGAAGAAGACCGCAGCCGCCAAGCCGTAGTTCGGGAGGGCGGTCGGCGTGAGCTGGCAGCAGTACCACGACATCCTCAAGCAGGCGGCGGCCGAAGCCGAGTACTACGACTCCCGGCCGCCGGAGGCCTGCCCGCTGTGCGGCGAACCTCTGACATCCGGACCGCCCGGTTCGGAGGACACCCTCCGATGCCGTTACGACGGCTGGGCTTTCCCGCGCGACGCATGACCAGTACTCACTGACGTCGGACACCACCGCAGGGGGTGACGACGCCGGTGATCTCCATGCCTTGTTACGTCACGCGCGAAATGCTCAAGGCGTCGCTCGACGTCAAGGAAACCGCGCGCAACAACGTGCAGTGCGACCTGGCGATTCAGGCCGCGACCCTCGCGGTGGAGAGTCAGCTCAACCGCAGGTTCTATCCGATCACCGCGACGAAGTTCTTCGACTACCCGAACTATCAGTCGGCGGCTCCGTGGCGGCTGTGGCTCGACTCCTGGGAGCTGGCCGGCCCGGCGACGTCGGTCACGTCCGGCGGGGTCACGATCCCGATCGGCCAGTGCCTATTCGAGCCGATCAACTCGGGCCCGCCGTACACGTCGATGGAGCTGAACCGGGCGTCGAACGCCGCGTTCGGCAACGGGCCCACCCCGCAGCGGGACGTCGCCATCACCGGCCCATACGGCTACAACCTCGACACGGCACCGGCCGGAACGCTGGGCGTCGCGGTGGCGGACACGACCGGCACCACGGTCACCGTCGCGAACGGTGCGGCTGCCGGTGTCGGAGACGTCATCGTCATCGGCTCCGAGCGCATGCTGCTCGCGGACAAGTCCGTCGTCTCGACCGGCCAGATCCAGCAGGGATCCCTGACCGACAAGAACAACGACCAAGTCGTCGGCATCCCGAACGGCCTGTTGTACGCCGTCGGTGAGGTCGTGGTCCTCGACGCGGAGTCCATGCTCGTCACCAACACCGCTGCGGCCTCGCTGACGGTGAAGCGGGCCTGGGACGGCACAACGCTCGCCGCGCACTCGGCGGCGCCGATCTACTCGCCCCGGTCGTGGACCGTCACCCGCGGCGCACTCGGCACCACAGCCGCCACCCACCTCATCAACGCGCCGATCAGCCGGTACACGCCGCCGCCGCTCGTCGTGCAACTCGCCCTGGCCGAAGCGGAGAACAACCTCCTGCAAGGCCAGTCCGGCTACGCCCGCACCGTCGGCTCCGCCGACAACATGCGGCCCGTCTCCGGCCAGTCGCTGGCCGACATCCGCAAGCAGGCGCTTGAAGCATACGGACGCAGGGCCAGAAGGCGGACCGTATGAGCGAGAACGTCACCATCAACGTCTCCGGCCCGGTCTTCGACGGCCGAGCAGAAGCCAGTCTGCTCAAGATGGCGAACGACTGCCAGAAGGAGATCGCGCGGGCCGCCGAGGACACATGGCAGTCCTACATGGACGCCTCGTTCCGGCATCCGACCGGCCGCTATCAGTCTCACGTCAACACTGCCCGCCGCGAGAAGGACTTGGTCGTCAGTGACGGATGGCCTGAGTCGCGACTGCCGTACGGGCCGTGGCTCGAAGGCACCGGGTCGCGCAACTCGCCGGTCACCAAGTTCGCTGGCTATCACGCGCTCAAGCGGGCCGCCGAAACGGTGCGCCGCGACACCGACGCCATCTGCCAGCCCATCGTCGACAGGTACGTCCACGAGGCCAACTCTTGACCGGCCTCAACAGCACGGCCGTCATCCAGGCCGCGATCGACCACCTCTCGACCCTCGGGCTGTTCGAGACCGTCCAAGGCCACGAGGCACTATCCGCGCCCGGAAACGGACTGACCGCGGACGTGTGGGTCGACGACATTCATCCGGTCGCCGAGCAATCAGGGCTCAACATCACCTCCGCGATGCTGACGCTGTTCGCGCGGATCTACCTGCCCGCCACCACGCAGCCGACCGACGCCATCGACCCGGCCATCACCGCCGCCGTCGATGCGCTGATGACCGCGTACACGGCGGCGCTGACCCTCGACGGACTGAGCACAAACATCGATCTCCTCGGTCAGCACGGCGTCGCGATGAACGCCAAGGCGGGCTACGTGGACGTCGGCGGCCAGATGTTCCGCTGCATGACGATCACGATCCCGTGCCTCATCGACGACGTCTGGCCGCAAGCCCCATGACCAGTCAATCGAGAAGTGGGGAGTGAGCGATGGCCAAATCTTCCGGCCTCGGCGCAGCGTTCTACGTCGGCGGCTACGACATCTCCGGGGACACCGGTGCCCTGTCGAAGATCTCCGGCTCCATCGCAGTCCTTGACGTCACCGCCATCGACAAACTCGCCTTCGAACGCATCGGCGGCCAGCGTTCCGGCCAGATCACCTACAGCGCCTTCTTCAACCCCACGGCGGGGCGCGAGCACACGGTGCTGTCGGCGCTCCCGACCGCCGACCAGCACGCCATGTATCTGCATCGGACGACGCTCGGCACGCCGGCGGCCTGCATGGTCGCCAAGCAGCTCGACTACAACCCGACGCGCGCGGCCAACGGGATGCTGACGTTCGCGATCACCGCCGATTCCAACGGCTACGGCCTGGAGTGGGGCAACTCGCTGACGGCCGGGCTGCGTACGGACACGGCCGCCACCAACGGCTCATCCCTGGACGGCACCGCCCAGTCCCTGTTCGGGGCTCAGGCATACCTCCAGGTGACGGCGTTTACCGGCACGGACGTGACGATCACGATCCAGGACTCTGCGGACAACGCGACGTTCGCGAACCTGACCGGCGGTGCGTTCGCGGCCACCACAGCGGCACGCACGACGCAGCGCATCGCCACGGCCAACAACGCGACGGTACGCCGGTATCTGCGAGCGGCGACCACCACGTCGGGCGGCTTCGCTTCGGTGTCTTTCGCCGTCGTCGTGGTCCGCAATCCGCTCGCGGGCCAGGTCTTCTGATGTTCCGGCTCGATCCGGCGATGCCGACCGCCGCCTACAAGACCTACCAGGTCGCCAGTCCCGTGACGACGCATTGGCGGGACGCGACCTGCGAAGAGGACGAGTGCCCGGCGTTCCTCGGCGGCTGGAACACCGACGTGGACGAGGCGACCGATCTCGGCGCGGCGCAGGCCCATTACATCCGGCACGACCGCAGCCGCCGGCATGTCGAGGAACGGCTTGCCGACGGGCTGACCCGGTTCGCGTTCGAGGCGGGCCAGCCGTGCTTCAGGCCGCACAAGGTCCCGGTTGGG